CGACAAAACAGTTCGAGCTAACCTACTTATTCTTGCTGAAGAAAACCCCGATGAAATACCAGCGGAAGTTGCAGATGTTATCCAATGTGCGGACGACCTATGGGCGTCTAGTGTTGCAAAATTTAAGAGATTAACGGAGTTAGCCGATGAAGAAGATCACCGAGTTCGTGGGGCGTTTGTGTTCGCTGGTGGGTCAGCCACAGGCAGAGCAAGCAGCTACGGCGCCCAAGTCCACAACTTCACCCGCAAATGCGCTACGGATCCTGATGCCGTTAGACAAGCTATGGTTAGAGGCCACGCAATTGTCCCTGCCTTTGGACGCCGAGTCACCGACGTCCTCAAAGGGATGCTTAGGCCAGCTTTGGTACCCGCTATGGGAAAGTCCCTCGTCGTTGCCGATTGGTCAGGAATCGAAGCTAGAGTTAACCCCTGGCTATCCAATTCCGACGCCGGTGTTCAGAAGCTATCGCTTTTTGAACGCGGAGAGGACGTCTATAGAGTTAACGCTTCCGCAACCTTCCACGTCCCCGTCGCTGACGTTAACGGTGAACAGCGGCAAATTGGAAAAGTTCAAGAGTTAGCCTGTGGTTTTGCAGGTGGTGTGGGCGCGTTTGCGTCAATGGGTAGGGTGTATGGCATCTTGTTACCTGAGCCACAAGCCAAGCGCATGGTGGCAGGGTGGCGCCTAGCGAACCCGTGGGCTGTACCGTACTGGCAGAACCTAGAGTCAGCGTACACAAGGGCTATGCGTAATAAAAACCATGAGTTCTCTGCGGGTAGGGTAACCTATATGTACGACGGTCAGCATCTTTGGTATGCTTTACCTTCTGGGCGCGTTCTCTGTTATCCGTTTGCCAAGTTAGACGCCGATGGCGTCACTTACGCCAAGGCAGCATGGAAACCCGCAGCCGATGCGAAAGAATGGCCTAGAGCAAGACTATGGAAAGGTTTAGCCTGTGAAAACATCACCCAAGCGGTTGCCAATGATCTACTTAGACATTCTTTGCGTCAATTGGATGGTGTGGTACTACACGTCCATGATGAAATTGTGGTCGAAACAGATCGACCCGAAGCAGTAGCCCTTGAAATGGAGCGCATAATGTGTACCCCACCTGAGTGGGCTAAAGGCATCCCGTTGGGCGTAGATATAGCAACAATGCAGCGGTACGGTAAATAAAAAAACCCCCTAGTGGTGAGCTAGGGGGATATCCCTCACGAAAGGAATTTAATGAACTTTTTAGAATATATCACGAACTTAGCCCCTGAGGGCGAAACAGCCCTGATTGTGCGTCAAAAACCACAGTTAGACGGTAACGGGCTGATGCAGTGCCATGCCGATGGCACAATTAAATGCACTTGGCCTGCCTTTTTGCCTACCGCCAAGCTTAAGAAAGATTGGGCAATCTACGGCAATACAGGTTCGTTCATCCTTGACCGCTTTGCTGATGGCAAAGTGTCAGCGTCTGCCGCCAACTGCGAGTACGTCCTTGTAATGATGTTAGATGACATCGGCACCAAGTCCAAAGAGCCGCCTCTTGCGCCTACATGGATTATGGAAACCTCCGAAGGTTCGTACCAATGGGGCTACGCATTTAGTGAGCAACCATCCAAGGGCGACTTTACCGCAGCAATCAAAGCAATTGCCAAGGCGGGCTACACCGACCCTGGCGCTACCAACGCCGTTCGCAATTTCCGTCTGCCTGGATCTGTAAACCTGAAGCCTGGGCGCGGTAACTTTGCGTCTGTACTAACCGAGTTTCACCCTGAGCGTGAGTACACCTTGGCTGAGATATGCACCGCCCTTGATGTTGTGCCTGACCCGACCGACACCGCCCAAAACAACCCCATTCGCCTTGCTGACACAGGCAAGGACTCGGTAATGACGTGGCTCAATGAGCAGGGCTTGGTATTGTCACCGCCCAATGGTGAGGGTTGGATGGGTGTGGTTTGCCCTAACAACGGCGAGCATACCGATGGCAACATCGAAGGGCGTTACAAGCCGCTTGACCGTAGCTACTGCTGCCTGCATGGGCATTGCGTGGACTTTAGCTCGCAGATGTTCCTTGATTGGGTAGCCGACAACGGTGGCCCTGAAGTAGATCATGGCCTCCGTGATGAGCTGATCGCTGAGAAGATGACCCTTGCGCTGTCCAAGATCACCCCTAACGAGGTGTACCGTGACACCGCAGCCGAGCTGATCGCTGAGGTTGAGCGCAAAGAGCTTGGACGGATTGAGAAGGCCGACTGGTACAACCGTTTTGCTTACATACAAGACGATGAGTCCTACTTTGATATGCAAGACCGGCGTGAAGTTAGCCGTCAAACATTTAACGCCCTGTTCCGTCATATTCCCTGCAAGTCGATTCACACCGCCCGCAAAGTAGAAGCGTCGATCTGTTTTGATGAGAATAGGCAAGCGATGGGCGCGAAGGCGCTAGTCGGCGTTACTTACGCGGCGGGTGAGGACGTAATCGTAACCCGTGACGGTGATCTCTTTGGTAATCGTTGGCGTAATGCCCGACCAGACGTTCAGAATTTGCGTGACGGTGACATTTCCCTGTGGCTTGACCATTGCAAAGAGTTAGTGCCTGAGCCTGCCGAACTAGAGCATATCCTTGATGTGATGGCGTTTAAGGTGCAACACCCTGAGATTAAAGTTAATCACGCCATTTTGCACGCTGGCGATGAGGGCAGCGGCAAAGATACCTTTTGGGCGCCGTTTATCTGGGCAGTCTGCGGCGATCACCTAAAGAATCGCGGCATTATGGATAACAATTCTGTTAATAGTCAATGGGGTTACCAGCTTGAATCCGAAATTTTAATTATTAACGAATTGAAAGAGCCTGATGCAGCCACTCGCCGCCAGTTGGCTAATCAATTAAAGCCCATTATCGCTGCACCGCCTGAGATGTTGCCGATTAACCGTAAGGGGCTGCACCCTTACTACATGGCTAATCGCCTGTTCGTACTTGCTTTTAGTAACGACCCCGTACCGATTAGCCTTGCTACGCAGGATCGCCGTTGGTTTTGCGTATGGAGTACCGCGCCCCGCATGAACAGCGAACAGGCCAAAAAGATTTGGGACTGGTACAGGGGTGGCGGCTTTGGTATGATCGCCCGCTTTTTGCGTGCTAGGGATGTTTCCAAGTTCAATCCGTCTGCGCCGCCGATGTGGACTGAGTTCAAAGCGAACTTGGTAGAGCATGGTATGAGCATGGCAGAAAGTTACCTTGTGGAGATGCTTAGAAACCGCGTAGGCGATTTTGCGCGGGGCGTTATAGGCTCACCCTTTCACTCACTCTGTGATCGCTTGGCGGGGGCTGCACCTAGCGGCGTGAAAGTGCCACAAGCGGCTTTACTACACGCCCTGAAGGAAGCGGGTTGGGTTGATTGTGGGCGGCTCATGTCAAGGAATTACACCAGTAAAAAGCATATTTTCTGTGCGCCTGAGATGGCCGATACACCCAAAAGCGAACTACGGCGCATGGTAGAGGAAAACCCGCCGCCCAAAATGGTGCTAGTCAAATAAAAAGAGCCGGCGTATAGCCGGCTTTTTAATTGGTGCTGATGGTTTATAAGTCAAATATAAGGGCTAACAAGGCCACTACGGCGATTGTAATGGCAGTGATTAGCATGGCTCACCCCCGCTACGCTGCCAGTCTGCTAGATCGTCGGCGGCTTGGTACGCCGCATCTGGTACTTGTTCAACGTGGGCGGGTTGGCCGGTAACGTGCTGATAAATTAGCGCGTGTTTTAATGCGGTGGCCGCGTTATCGTGGGCGCTGATAAGCGTATTGTTTACGCTAAAAACTTGATATGTATTCATTTTTATCCTTAATATTGATCGTCAATGGTGCAGCCGGCGTTGTTCAATTCTTCACAGATCCACGCCATAGCGGTACAAAAATCGTCGCGCTGCTCGTCGTTTAGCTTGTCAAGGTCTACGGCCTGCCATATGGTTTCAATCCATGATTGTTCATGGGTGCGGGTGAGTGGTAACGGGTTCATGCTGTAATCTCGCTTTCCACTAGTAAAAAATCATTACTTCCAACAGTCATATCGGGAATTTGATCTTTCCCTAAAAAATAGGCGTCTTCCTCATCTTCCGCCTGTACTTCAACTTCCCAATAAATTGCGTACGTCATTTTGTAAGTTTTCATAGTTTTATGCCTTTTAAATTGTATGTACTGATACGCCAAATTCAGCGCAATGCGCTGCCGCTTTACTGTCAGTTTTAGCCCATGTCAGCATCGAATCAATCATTTTTAAATCAATATGCGGCCGCGCTTGTGCTAGGTGATGCCGCGCGATGGCGCGGGGTACTGGTCTATTATTTATGTAGTATTGAATCATTTTTCGCTCTCAGTTGAATATTTGGATTCAGTTTGAAATTCGACGCTATCAATTTGCCAGTCTAGTTCTGGCAGATCGTCCCAGTCATATTCCTGATCGCCCATTGTGATTAAAGCAATAGCATCTGAGCCGCTTTTGGCCTCAATATATAATTCTTCGTAGCTGGTGCGTTTAGCTATCACGCGATATAGTTTTGTCATGGCCTAAACCCTCTCTATCGTGATTTTGAATTGCGGTTTCCCATCGGTGGCACTATCCAATAGGTAGATTTTTGCATTGTTGCGATCAACATACGCGCGGTCAAATTGGTTGCAAAAATCAATCGTTTTGTGCTGCGTATTTTTAAAAAGAATGTCATAAACATCGTCGGCGATGTCTGATTCATATAAGCGTTCCATGGTTTGCCCCTTAAAAGTTAAAAGCGATAAACGCGCCGAGAATCGCGCCAAAAATGCACGCGCCGAGAATGTCGAGGTTGGTTGGTTGTTTCATGGTTTGCCCCTTAATAGGTTAGGTAAACGATCGTGCCGGCGTCAGTTACGCCAGCCACCATAGTTTCATCATTTAAATGATCTAGCACGTTGGCTAGGGCGTTGCCGTCATCTTCAATATCTATTGAATAGTTGGCTGCAATGTTTTCCGGCGTATCTTCATTCCATTCACAGCACAAGCCGATTACGTCGAGTTCATATTCTTCACCGCTATCGCGCTCAAGATCTTCAATATAGTCAAATAACAGGGCTAAACCCTCATAAGAAAAGTTATCGGGGCGGCATTGTGCAAATTCGCGGCGAAAATCATATAGGTTTACAGTTGTTTTCATTTTGTTTACTTTCGTTTAGTTTATTAAGTGCCGCCCATTGTGCGGGGCGGCGGCGCAATCCACTACGATTCAGTTAAGCGGCTGCCAGCTCATGAGCTGCGGCTGCTAGATCGCTAACCAGTTCAGCAGGGAATAACGCGCCAGTAGAGCCGACGCTTTCACGTATTGGCATAACCACGCCCGCGAACCCATCCACGCAATTAAGCAACACTAAGGCCGCGCTATCGCCATTGTGGTGCAGGCGTAGGCGGTTGCCGACGCGCAATTTGCTGCCAGCTAACAAGTTGCCGCATTTTTCAAACTGGTTTAAGTATTCAAGATTAAAACCAGCAGCTACGCCGCTTGTGCCGGCGGTTTGTATTGGGTGAACTACGCGGCGAAAATCGGGGTATTTGGAATCGCATGGGGTGAACTTAAACGCGCCATTCCCGCAATCGATTGTCCAATGGGTTTCAGTAATTTGGGTAAACGTTAAAACACCCGCTTTTTTTGGTAGCGATTCGATGGCGTCGCGTGGAATTGTGATTGAACCAGCACCGCGATTGTCAGGCGCGGCGGCCTGAAAAATACCTAACTTGTGGCCGTCGCAAGCGATTACGCGGGTAATTTCGCTATTCCATTCAATGTTTAAACCGTTTAAATAGTAGCGAATATCCTTTTTACCAGCCAATAAAAGCATGGCATCAAGGGTTGATTGTGATACGTGGAATTGATTTTGCATGATGTTTTTACCTTAAATTAGTGGATTGTTTAGAACTCGTTTTGTAGGATAGCGGTCAGAGCTGCAACATCACCGGCGCGGATGGCAGCGATAACATTGTCATTTTCTAGCGCGATCGCGGGGTCAATATAGTAAGCCGCGCATAAAGTATTAAACTGGTTTTGAGTCATTTTAGTGCTGCCTTTCGTGTAGATTAGTGGATTAAAACGGCGGTTTTAGTGCCGTTATGTAAGACATTAAAAGATTGCTTTACAGTTGTCAATAGGTTTAGTGAAATATTTTTGGGGGGTGTTGTTTTTGAGTGTGTCAGTTATCGGATAGCACGATGTTAGTCATGAAATCGGGCGCGGTGACTAACAGAAAAAACTATATAAAATATGGCATTTTGCTTAATGTTAGTCATGTAGTCATTTAAAAACCCTTTATCTTAACAGCTTGTATATTTGTTGTATTTACGCCACAGATGTTATAAGCCAGCGATTCAAGTTAGTCGGCTACATGACTAACATGACTTACAAAATCCTGCCATCGCGCCCCCGCCGCCAGTTCAAACCAAAAAACAAAATGCTATATGTCAGTCATGTTAGTCATGCAAAAACTAATGACTGACATGACTGACATGATGGCCGCGCCCGCCGCCTTGGTGATAACGCCCGCGCATTGTGTTGCGCTTGCGTAGTCATGACTACATGACTAACAGGCCGCGCCCGTTAGCTACTAGCTCACGCCATGAGCTACTAGGGTAAACCCTAAAGCTGAGGGCATGGGGGGTAGGGCCTTGGCGCCTGGTCATGTGTCAGGGTAGGTTTCGCGAACAATTTTTATTTTTTTAGCAAATTTGCAAACAGCCTTAGTTTTGATACACTCACGCTTATGACATTCCTCAGCTTCCCTTACGCACCCCGTACGTTGCAAGCCACAGAATCAAGGCTCAAAGCAATCATGGACGCCGCGCGTCTTGGACTTAAAGGCGACAGGCTTGCCATCGCCGCAGGCATGATGCCCACCGAGTATCGGCAACTGTGCCAGTTTGACCCCATCGTGGAGTACGCCGAACTTAAAGCCAGAACCGAGTCCGAGATGGCTATGAGCCAAGTGCTACACGACGCAGCAGCGCAAGGCGACATCAAAGCAGCCACCACCATCTTGCAAAATCAGCACGACTGGGTAGCCAAGCAGCAGATCAACGTGGAAATCGACCAGCGCATCTCCATCAGCCAAGCGCTTGAGATGGCGCAGCAACGCACAGCCAAGGCCATCGAAATAGAAGCTCAAGACGTGAGCTACACCGAAGTTAAACTAGCAACCAAAGAAAAGCAAAAAGCCGCCTAATGCAAGAGCCCCGCTATTCCGCGCAAGACGAGATGGAACTCATGGCGCGGCTATGGGCGCCAGCCATCAAAGACAACCCACTAGCGTTTGTGATGTTTGCGTTCCCGTGGGGCGAAGCTGGCACACCGCTAGAACACTTTACTGGCCCACGCAAGTGGCAGCGCCAGGTCTTGCAAGACCTAGCCGAACACATCAAAAAGAACGACGGCAAGCTGAACTACGACGTATTGCGCCTAGCGATTGCGTCCGGCCGTGGTATTGGCAAGTCGGCCTTAGTTAGCTGGTTAGTCCTATGGATGATGACTACACGGATCGGGTCAACGGTTATCGTATCTGCTAACTCTGAATCACAGCTCCGATCGGTAACATGGGCCGAGATTACCAAGTGGTCGTCCATGTCGATCAACACCTACTGGTGGGAGATCAGCGCCACCCGTGTGATGCCTGCCAAATGGCTGACTGAGCTAGTCGAGCGCGACCTCAAGAAAGGCACCCGCTACTGGAACTTGGAAGGCAGACTATGGTCGGCTGAGAATCCCGACGCGTTCGCCGGTGTGCATAACTACGACGGGGTAATGGTCGTGTTTGACGAGGCCAGCGGTATTGACGACTCCATCTGGGCGGTGACTAGCGGCTTCTTTACGGAGAACACACCCAACCGCTTTTGGTGCTGTTTTAGCAACCCACGGCGTAATACGGGCTATTTCTACGAGGCAATCGAGGGTAGCAAGCGTGACTTTTGGCAGTCTAGGCAAGTGGACGCTCGGGATGTTGAGGGTACGGACAAGAACGTCTACAACCAGATTATTGAAGAATACGGCGCTGATTCGTACCAGGCGCACGTTGAAGTGTACGGTTCGTTCCCCTCAGAAGGCGACGATCAGTTCATACCGTCAACGCTAGTGGACGAAGCCATGAAACGGGAAAAGCACAAAGACGACTCCGCGCCCATCGTCATCGGCGTAGATCCTGCAAGATTCGGGTCTGATTCAACCGTCATCGCCGTACGGCAAGGGCGCGACATCGTGGAAATCCGCAGATACAAGGGTGATGATACTATGACTGTGGTCGGCCACGTAATTGAAGCAATCGAGCAGTACCAGCCAGCAGTGGTTGCCATTGACGAAGGTGGGCTAGGCGCGGGTGTAGTCGATCGCCTAAAAGAACAGCGCTACAAGATCCGCGGTGTAAACTTCGCAAACAAGAGTAAAAACCCCATGATGTACGGCAACCTGCGGGCGCAGATTTGGGGGACGATGAAGGAATGGCTGAAAACAGGTAGCATCCCAAGCGAAAAAATGCTCAAGACCGACCTCATTAGCCCTATGATGAAACCCGACAGTAAGGGCGCAATCTACTTGGAAGGCAAGAAAGAGATGAAAGCACGGGGTTTGGCATCACCTGACAGTGCTGACGCTATCGCGCTGACGTTTGCGTTTCCAGTAGCGCATCGCGAATATGTTGACAAGCGTCCTAATCGGTCTTATTCTCAGCATGGAATCGTAAACTCTTGGATGGGCGCGTAAATGGCTACGAAAAAATCACATGACAAACCCATTCCCCGTACGACTACGGGCAAGAGCCGCAACTACAAATCAACTGCTGAAGGTGCAGGTATGACCGCAGCAGGTCGAAAGGCCTATAATGCAAAAAATAATGCAAATCTTAAAGCGCCTGCTCCAAATCCTAAGACTAAAGCGGACGCTGGACGTAAAAAGTCCTTCTGTGCAAGAATGTCAGGAGTTGTCAAAAACGCCAAAGGCGACGCCCCGCGTGCGAAAGCCTCCCTCAAAAACTGGAACTGTTAAAAGGAAAACTACTGTGGCTACTAAACCTGGATTGTATGCAAATATTCATGCTAAACAAAAACGTATTGCGGCTGGTAGTGGGGAGAGAATGCGTAAAGTTGGTTCTAAGGGCGCGCCTACTGCGAAGGCTTTTAAAGAATCAGCTAAAACGGCTAAACCCGTAAAGAAAGCGAAGTAATCATGCCCCTTAAAAAATCCACAAGCAAAGAAGCCTTCCGTTCTAATGTACGTGCTGAGGTTAAAGCAGGCAAACCCGTCAAACAAGCCGTGGCAATCGCTTATGCGACCAAACGCGCTGCGGCTAAACCTATGAAACGCGCAAGTGGACGTGGCAGATAATGGCAACAATGAATCAAGACCCAACGGGCATTAACAAAGCGGGACAAGTGTCCGCGCGGGGTGGCCCACAGGGTGATCTAGCCGACCACCGCGACACCTTAGATGAGATGCGCTCACGCTATACGATGGCGATTGCTGCGTATAGCGACAGCCGTGAGGACGAACTAGACGATTTGCGTTTTATGGCAGGTTCGCCAGACAACCAATGGCAATGGCCTGCGGACGTATTGGCTACTCGCGGCGCAGTGCAAGGTCAAACAATCAACGCGCGCCCATGCCTGACAATCAACAAGTTGCCACAGCACGTCCGTCAAGTAACGAACGAACAACGGCAGAACCGTCCATCGGGTAAAGTCATTCCAGCAGATGACAAGGCTGATGTGCAAGTAGCAGCCATCTATGACGGCATGGTGCGCCACATTGAGTACATGAGCGACGCCGATGTAGCCTACGACACCGCTTGCGAAAACCAAGTCACTTATGGTGAAGGTTACATCCGCGTGTTGACCGAGTATTGTGACGAGGACAGCTTCGATCAAGATCTTCGCATTGGGCGGGTACGCAACAGCTTTAGCGTGTACATGGATCCGATGTCGCAAGACCCTACAGGCGCAGACGCTGAGTTTTGCTTCATTACGCAAGACATTACTAAGCAAGAATACGAGCGTGAATACCCCGATGCCGCGCCTCTTAGCTCCATATTGGCAAGCGGTGTAGGCGATCAGTACCTAAGCCAGTGGCTCACCGAGGACACCATCCGCATCGCTGAGTATTTCTATTACAAGCATGAGGACGCAACGCTTAATTTGTATCCAGGCAATCAATCGTTCTTTGACGGATCGCCTGAAGATAAGCAGATGAAAGAGATGGGGCTAAAACCCATTAAATCACGCCGCGTAGATCGCAAAAAAGTCATGTGGATGAAAACTAATGGTTTTGAGTCTTTAGAAGAACGCGAGTGGGCAGGCAAATACATTCCTGTCGTACGCGTAATTGGTAACGAATTTGAAGTAGAAGGTCAGATTTACATATCTGGCTTGGTACGTAACGCAAAAGATGCCCAGCGGATGTATAACTACTGGACTAGCCAAGAGGCAGAAATGCTTGCTTTAGCGCCAAAAGCACCGTTTATCGGCTATGGCGGTCAGTTTGAAGGTTACGAAATGCAGTGGAAAACCGCTAACACGACTAATTGGCCGTATTTAGAGGTAAACCCCGATGTAACTGATGGCATGGGTGCTGTTTTGCCTTTGCCACAGCGTGCAGCCCCACCCTTACCCCAGACTGGCCTCATTCAAGCAAAAATGGGTGCCAGCGATGATATCAAGTCCACCACTGGACAGTACGACTCGAGCTTAGGAGCCACAAGCAACGAACGCTCAGGTCGGGCTATTTTGGCACGGGAAAAGCAAGGTGATACAGGTACATATCACTACGTAGACAACCTTGCCCGTGCAATTCGCCACATCACACGTCAACTTGTTGACATGATTCCTAAGATTTACGACACCGAGCGCATTGCTCGTATCGTTGGTTTAGACGGCGAAGTCGATATGGTTAAAATTAACCCTCAGCAACCTAACCCCGTCAACGAAATCCGCGACGTTAATACTGGCATTTTGATTGAGAAGATTTATAACCCTGGCGTTGGTCGTTACGATGTCGTAGTCACCACAGGCCCAAGTTACATGACCAAGCGTCAAGAAGCAATGGACGCCATGAGCCAGATTTTGCAAGGAAATCCACAATTATGGTCGGTTGCAGGCGATTTGTTTGTTAAAAACATGGATTGGCCTGGTTCAGAAGAATTGGCTGCACGTTTGGCTAAGACAATTGATCCTAAATTGCTAGAAGATGGCGATAAAGATCCTGCTTTGCAAGCTGCTGAACAGCAAATGCAAGCAATGGGCGCCGAACTAGACCAAATGGCTCAAATGATGCAGAATTTCCAAAAATCCGTTGAAGTTCAGGACTTGGAACGCAAGAATTTTGAGGCTGAAATTAAGGCATATCAAGCTGAAACCCAACGTATTAGCGCCGTTCAAGCGGGTATGACCCCTGAGCAGATCCAAGATATTGTAATGGGTACCATTGCAGCCGCTTTAGATACCGGCGATTTAGTCGGTCAAGAATTGCAACGTGAACCTATACAAATTGCACCTGAAGCGCTTGAACCAGCACCAGAGATGATGGCGCCTGAGCAAATGCCACCTGAAATGATGCCACCTCAAGGAGCGCCACAATGAGTTGCGAAAAATTTATAGGAATGTTGTTTTTAGCACGGGATGTAACTCATTCTGTACATTTAAACACCCGTAGCTACTCCAAACACAAGGCGTTGCAGAAGTTTTACGAAAACATTATTGACCGGGCAGACTCATTTGCTGAAGCTTATCAAGGCCGTCACGGTTTAATTGGCCCAATTGCGTTAATGTCGGCTAAAAAAACCGAAAACGTGGTGGCTTTTTTAGAAGATCAACTTGCCGAACTAGAAGCAATGCGTTACGATGTCTGTGACAAAGCAGATGCGCCGTTACAGAATTTAATTGATGGGATTATTGAGTTATACCTGTCAACTTTGTACAAATTGAAGTTTTTGGCATAAGGAGCCATTATGGATTTTTTAAACCCTTTAGCAGACGCAAATTACCCCGCTGATTCCGACAATACTAGCGGTACAGCGGTTAGTTTAGGCCCTTGGCCTCCTGGCCCACAAGGTGTTATGGTGTGGTGTACGCAAGATGCGTATATTGCCGTTGGTCAAGGTGCAACAGCAACAACTGCTAGTACTCCAATCCCAGCGTACACCCCGATTCCGTTTGTTGTAGCCAATACCATTACGGGTCAGTGGCGCGTAAGTGCGTTACAAGTTAGTACCGCAGGTGTTGTTTACGCTAAACCAATCAATTTCAGATGAGTTTTGGAATTAACGGCCGAGTTGGACTAGCTTTAGGGCTAGGCAATTTGCTTTCGTATTTTTCAGGTTATGGTCGCGACCAAGCAGTTAATAATTTAGCGACCGAAAATAACGATAACCTCGTCCAAGAGGACGGGGCGTTTATTTTAGCTTAAGGATAAAGTATGTCAGTTAACCTTTCTCCCGTAGGCGGCGCTGCCGCACAATTTTTTACGGACGCTGGCAACGTATTAACAGGCGGTAAACTTTATAGTTATGCGGCTGGTACGACAACTCCTGCACCTACATATACAACAAACGCAGGTAATATAGCGCACCCTAATCCTATTATATTAAATGCCGCAGGTAGAGTGCCTACTGGTGAAGTTTGGTTAGATAGTAATTTTTCATATAAATTTGTGCTTACGGACGCAAATAACGTATTAATAGCTACATACGATAATTTGGTTGGTTTGGCAAGCGCAGGCGAAAGCGGGTACGTAACAGCAACGCAAGCACAAATTGTATTTAATGTACCGTTTACGTATTTAGTAGGAGTAAATTCTCTTAAAGTATATGTAAACGGATCAAAACAAGTTGTTACGTTAAATTACACCGAAACCACTACTACATCAATTACTTTTTTAAGCGGATTAAATGTAGGTGATATTGTTGAATTTACAAGTTAAAGGAAAATTATTATGGCTGACGTAAAAATTTCAGGTTTACCCGCATCTACCGTACCTTTAGCGGGTACTGAGGTATTGCCAATTGTTCAAGGTGGAACTACAAAACAAGTATCTATTGCTAATGTGACTGCGGGCCGTTCTGTAGCAGCGTCTAGCGTAATTACTCCAACTATTCAAGCTGAAGCAGGCTCTGCTGGCGGTACTATTAAAAATGGTAGCGGCGTAGCTCAAATGCAATGGGGTAGCGGCGGCGCAAGCAACTTATCTTTAGAAGTTGCAACTAACATCAATCCAGCTAACGCTGCGGTATCTATTGCCCCAACAGGTACAGGCACAGTAACTATTAATCCAGCTACAGCATCCACTATGAACAACGTGGCTATTGGTGGCACAACCCCATTAGCAGGTAGCTTTACTACAGTTAAAGCCTCAACAACTATGAGTGTTGGGGCGGCCACTCCTTCAGCTTCAGGTGCAGGTATTACCTTTCCTGCTACACAATCTGCGTCTACTGATGCAAATACATTAGATGATTATGAAGAAGGTACTTGGACGGGAACTTTTAACATTGGCGGCACTTCAAATGCTACAAGCACAGGAAGGTATACTAAAGTAGGTCGAATTGTGACTTATGACATTAACTTTTTTGCATCAGGTTATACAGAAAGTGGAACTGGCAGCTTAACTATCACTGGTATGCCTTTTACATCTCAAACTAATTCAATTTCTATGGGACAAATAGGTTACTTTGAAGGATATAGTGCCACAACAAATGGTTTTGCTTATACGCAAATTTCTAGCGCATCAACAACCCTTTCGTTTGTGCGTGGGGCTGCTGGTAACTTTCAAGATATTACAGACACTTTATTTAGTACCAGTACTTTGTTAATTCGTATTTCTGGCACTTATACAACAGCTTAATTAACTAGACCAGATTAGTCTAGTCGGATTTTTAAAAGGAGAATTAAAATGGCATTAACTAAAGAAACAGCAGTAGACCAAATTACAGTAACCGAGAACGGCATTGTCCTAGTGCGTGAAGTTACTCGCATCATGGAAGATGATGTAGAGATTTCTAAACAATATCACCGCACATCATTTGAAAAAAATGCTGATGTATCTGCCCAACCTCAACAAGTGCAAGATATTTGTGCTGCTGCTTGGAAAGAACAATTGTGACTACTTTAATACCTAAATTTGACCTTAAAGACGGTAATGCTACGCCCACAGGCGCAATCAATAGACCAATTAATGAAAAACTTGCTGAAACAGTAAGCGTTAAAGATTTTGGTGCTGTAGGAGATGGCACAACTAACGATACAACTGCGTTTATAAACGCTCTTGCTGCATCAAATTCAATATTTATTCCAGCAGGAACTTATTTATTGGATTCTTTAACAATAGCGACTAATGCAGGAAAAACAATAACAGGAGCTTCAAGAGAATCTACAATTTTGAAAGCAACTGCATCGGCAACTAAATTTTTATATGTTGGTACAGTTTCGGGATATTCTGTTGGAAATTCAATAAGTAATTTTTCTATAGATTTTTCATTAGCACCATCTTCTACAAATTCTCAAGCTATTTATTTAACAAATACTTATGAAAATACATTTAGTAATATTGCAATTATTAATATAAATACATCGCAAATTGCTTTAAACATTTATAATGGTTCTTATGTAACAACATTTAATTCTATTAATTTTGGAAGCACTACTGGAGTTATAGCATCAACTGGAACATCGGCTAATAGACCAACTACAATGACTTTTATTGGTTGTTCTTTTGCACAAGCTAATTTAGATGAGTTTCTTTCATACACTTTTATACAACCAATTATTCAAGGTGCTTTAACACCAAAAGTTAATGTTTCAAATAATTACGCATTAACCATTATTGGTGGCGACATTGAACATACAGGAAGTGGTGCAACATATTTATATTTTGGCACTAACGCTCAACATATAAACAGTACAGGTAATGAGTTTTCTAATATAAACACAATTTATAGCACTATACCTACTGGTCAGTCTATAGTTTTAATGGATAACTCAGGGCAAGGCTATAAATTTCTGCCACCAAATAACGCTTTTAGTATAACTGCAAATCCAACTATTACTGGTGCATTATCCGCAACTGGTTCAGTAATAACTAATAATTCTTTTGTTTTAGGGTCTGGTTTTAGTGCTATTTGGGCGTTTGGGGCTGGAACTCCTAATGGCGTTGTTTCTGCTCCTATTGGAAGTATTTACTCCAATACAACAGGCGGTGCTGGAACTTCTTTTTATGTTAAAGAATCAGGCACAGGCAATACTGGATGGGTAGCTAAATGATTAATTACATACTCCTAGCTGTCTTTATAGCCCTGCAAGCAGGTGATTTTTACACTACCTATACCATTCTTAAAAACGGCAAAGGGTATGAAGCTAACCCTATATTAAGATGGATATTTGACAAAATAGGTTATGTAGCTGGTTTAGCCATTGTTAAAGGCTTATGTATTGTTATAGGCGTTTACATTGCTCAATTTTCTAACAGCTATTATTTCTTTGTTCCTGTCATTGCCTTGTATATTTGGGTAGTGCGTAACAATTACAAGGTTATGACAAAGTAACCGCTTGACGAGTTTGCTGTTTAAGAATATATTTTATATCAATCGTACTGGTGCGAAACACCAGGGTTTCTAAGGAAACATCGAAATGGACAAAAGTCAAGAAGTAGTACCAGCGGAAGTATCCGCGCCAGAGCAGGTGGCAACGGCTGCACCTGAAGCTGAAGAATTAGCGCCGGAAGCAGTAGAACCAGCAGCAGAAGCACCTAAAACCTTCTCTCAAGAAGAATTGGATGCCGCTATTGGTAAACGACTTGCTAGAGAGCAACGTAAGTGGGAAAGAGAACAGGCCGCTAAAGCCGCTGAAAAGCAGCTTAAAGCCCCAGCCGAAATCCCGCCGATTGAGCAGTTTGCTTCACCTGACGAGTACGCCGAGGTTTTGGCTGAAAAAAAGGCAGAAGAATTGCTTGCTAGGCGTGAACAAGCTAGGATGCAGTCTGAGATCATTGAGTCCTACCACGACAGGGAAGAAGAAGCGCGGAACAAGTACGACGACTTTGAACAAGTTGCCTACAACCCCAAGCTCCCAATCACTGACGCGATGGCTCAAACGATTCAAGCTTCTGATATTGGCCCCGATATGGCTTATTACCTAGGGTCTAATCCGAAAGAAGCGGAGCGTATTTCTCGTTTAGCGCCACTCCAGCAGGCCAAAGAATTAGGAAAGATTGAGGCTAAATTAGCTGATAATCCTTCTGTAAAAAAGACTTCGAGCGCTCCAGCACCGATTGCTCCTGTCACGGCAAGATCCTCTGGATCTTCTAGCTACGATACAACTGATCCTCGTTCTGTAAAAAGTATGAGTACATCAGAGTGGATCGAAGCAGAACGCCAAAGACAGGTCAAAAAGTGGGAAGCGCAGAGAAACCGCTAACTATTTTTATTAGGACTTAATTATGTCAAATTCGATCTTAACCATCGACATGATTACCCGGAAAGCTCTTGAAATTCTCGAGAACAACCTGGTACTCACACGTAACGTAAACCGCGCGTACGATGACAGCTTTGCTGTTGAAGGCGCAAAAATCGGTTCTACCCTCCGTATTCGTCTACCAGACCGCGCTTTGGTAACTGACGGTGCCGCCCTGCAAGTTCAGGATGACAACGAGCAGTTCACCACTTTGACTGTATCTAATCAAAAGCACATTGGTGTTAACTTCACCACCGCTGAGATGACCATGCAGTTAGATGATTTCGCAGAGCGTGTTCTAAAGCCTCGTATTAGCCAGTTGGCATCGTCAATCGACGCTGACGTAGCTAACAGCTTTAGAAATGTTTACCAAACCGTTGGTACTCCAGGCGTTACTCCATCGACTTCTGCTGTTTTGTTGGCTGCTCAACAAAAGCTTAACGAAGCTGCTGCCGTAATGTCCCCACGCTATGCAACTGTTAACCCAGCCGCTAACGCTGGCTTAGTAGAAGGCATGAAAGGTCTATTTAACCCAACCGATACCATCTCCAAGCAGTTTAAGAACGGCATGATGGGCATGGGCGTATTGGGCTTTGACGAGATCAACATGAGCCAATCTATCAAACAGTTCACAACTGGTTCACGCAACTCAACTGGTACTGTTGGCACCACCGTAACAGCTCAAGGTTCTAACACCATCGTATTAGCCGGTGTTGGTAACGCATTGACTATTCGTGCTGGTGACGTATTTACCGTAGCTGGCGTATTTGCAGTTAACCCACAGACTCGCGAGTCTACTGGTTCACTCCAGCAGTTCGTAGTGTTAGCTGACGTAACATCGTCCGCTGGTGGCGCTGCAACTGTAACTGTTAGCCCAGCAATGTACACTTCTGCCCACGCGCTTGCAACGATTGATTCGTTCCCAGTTAGCGGTGCAGTAACTACATTTGTTGGCGCAGCTTCTAGCCAGTATCCACAGAACTTGATTTATCACAAAGATGCAATCACATTTGCAACCGCTGACTTGTTGATGCCTCAAGGTGTAGACATGGCTTCCCGTCAAGTGCATAACGGTATTTCGATGCGTATTGTTCGCCAATACGACATTAATAACGACCGTTTACCATGCCGTATTGACGTGTTGTATGGCTTCTCCGTGATTCGTCCACAAATGGCCGTTCGCTTGTGGGGTTAAACCTAATGGCTCCCGCGCAAGCGGGGGCTTTTTAAATTATTTGTAAAGGAAATTCATCATGGCTCTCCCAAATGGTGCAGGTGGTTATCAAATTAACGACGGTAACGTCGGTGAAGCAGTATTGTTTGTACAAGGCGCTCCAACAGCCGTAGCTGCTGCTGCAACAGCAACGGCTGCTGAACTAGCAAACGGTTTGTTTGTATTTGACGGCGCTGCTGGCAATTTAACTCTGCCAACAGTAGCTTTGCTTGAAGCAGACATTTCTAGCGCTACTAAAGTAAACGCTGCGTTTGACTTTTTTGTCATCAACATTGATGCATCTGGTTCTGACTCAGTTACTTTGGCTGTTGGCACTGGTTGGACAATCGTCGGCGCTGCTGCGGTAGCTGTTAATACTTCGGCTCATTTCCGCGCCCGTAAAACAGGCGAAGGTTCTTGGACTTGCTATCGTATTAGTTAATGTATTCCCCGCCCTTCGGGGCGGGTTTTTATAAGGAAAGATTATGCCTAATACCAAACCTGTAGGGGTTGCTTTTAGCGACCCTGAACTGACTTCTGGCACTACGATTACGGGCGCAATTATTGATAGCACATCAAAAATTCTATCTAATATTGCTAACGGTTCTACTGCATCGCAACAAGGTGCAACTATTGCTACTACTGGTAATAGTGATGTTTTTGTAATTGCCCCCGCCGCAGGTACATTGACATCCGCTGTGTTTTCTGGTGTAGATGCGCTTACAACTAGTGACACAAACTTCATCACTTTTTCCATCACCAATTTAGGTCTAGCTGGCACTGGAACGGCTGCAATGTTAGCCGCAACCGATGCTAATACTACTAAAGTTACAGGTGGAACTGCGTTAACAGCTAATGCTGCGCGTACGTTAACTTTAAATGGCACCGCAGCTAATTTAGTTGTGGCTGCTGGCGATCGTTTACGTATTCGTGCTGCCGCAACTGGTACGCTTGCTAATACTGTGACATTCCCCGTTTATCGTGTGAACTTTACAGTTGTGTAATACATAGGGGCTTCGGCCCCTATCTAATAAGGAATAATAATGGCGGTTATTTATTTAAAGCATCCCATACACGGCCATAAAGTCGCTTGTAGCGATATAGAAGCCGATCATGATGAAAATCACGGTTGGGAACAGTATAATGTTGTTACGCCGGTAGAAGTAATTGAGGTTGAAGAAATAGAACCTGAAATCGAGGCGGCTCCTGCTAACGCGCTGGAAGTAAAGACAAGACGCCGTAAAACAACCGCATAAGGAGTTACGCCATGACCACGGCAAACGACCAAATTAACGGCGCATTGCGCGTACTAGGGGTTTTAGCCGAAGGCGAAACACCATCCGCAGCCACGTCGCAAGACGCTTTAGCTGCTTTAAACCAGATGATCGACTCATGGAATACCGAGCGTTTGTCAGTGTTTTCTACTCAAGATCAAGTGGCTTCTTGGCCTGCTGGCGCTAAAGATTTAACTTTTGGCCCAACTGGAACTTTGCCTTTAGCGTCAGGTGGCATACCTAAACGCCCTGTATTGATTGACGATGCAACTTATTTTAGAGATGCAGCGACCAATATTTCATACGGTCTTAAACTAATTAACCAACAACAATACAACGGTATTGCTGTTAAAACGGTAACTTCGACTTACCCTCAAGTCCTTTGGGTCAACATGACCTATCCTGACATTGAGATGTACGTTTACCCCGTACCCATTAAACCACTAGAGTTTCATATCGTTTCGGTGGAAAAGCTCATGGAAGTGCCAAGTTTATCGACTGAGATTACTATGCCTCCTGGCTACCTACGGGCGTTCAAATACAGCCTTGCTTGCGAAATCGCAACTGAGTTTGGTATTGAGCCACCCGCTAACGTAATGCGCGTCGCTATGACCTCTAAACGCAATCTGAAGCGCATTAACAATCCTGACGACATTATGGCGTTGCCATACAGCTTGGTTGGCACACGTCAGCGGTTTAACATTTATGCGGGTAATTACTAATGAAAACCCCGATTCTGGGGCAGGCGTATGTAGCCCGTAGCATTAATGCGGCAGACAACCGCATGGTTAATTTGTTTCCTGAAGTTATCCCCAACGAAGGTAAAGAGGCGGGGTTTCTTAACCGCGCGCCAGGTTTAAGTTTACTAACTACAGTTGGTATTGGCCCTGTGCGTGGCTTGTGGACGTTTAACAATGTTGGCTACGTGGTGTCAGGCAATGAGCTATACCGCATTACTACTGCTTACGTACCCACGTTAATTGGCACTGTAGCTGGTACAGGGCCTGTGTCGATGGCTGACAACGGTACGCAACTGTTTATTGCCGCCAATGGCCCTAGCTACATCTACAACTCGGTAACTCTAGCGTACGGCCTGATTACCGATCCTGACTTTCCTGGCGCTGTCACTGTGTCTTACTTAGACGGCTACTTTGTGTTTAACGAGCCAAACAGCCAAAAGGTGTGGGTCACTCAGCTACTTGATGGCACATCTATTGATCCGCTTGACTTTGCTAGTGCTGAAGGCAACCCTGACGGTCTTGTATCCCTTCTTGTAAACAACCGTGAGGCGTGGCTGTTTGGGTCAAATTCCATTGAAGTTTGGTATGACGCAGGTACACCTGACTTCCCTCTTGCCCGTATTCAAGGCGCATCTAACGAAATTGGTTGCGCTGCTGCATTTTCCGTTGCCAAACTTGACAACTCGCTATTTTGGCTAGGGCAAGACGCTAGGGGCCGTGGCATCGTATATCGTAATAACGGCTATACAGGCGTCCGCGCGTCTAATCATGCGATTGAATGGCAAATCCAACAATATGGCGACATTAGCAACGCTATTGCTTATACATACCAGCAAGACGGTCATAGTTTTTACGTTTTGACCTTTCCAACTGTACAAAAGACGTGGGTGTACGATGTGTCAACTCAGTCGTGGCATGAACGAGCTGGTTGGTTAAATGGCGACTTTGTGCGTTATCGTCCTAACTGCCAAATGGCGTTTAATAATGAAGTAATCCTCGGTGATTATGAAAGCGGTAACTTGTATGCGTATGACTTAGACGTCTATGCCGATAACGGGCAAATTCAAAAATGGCTACGCTCTTGGCGCCCGATCCCAAGCGGTCAAAACAACCTGCGTCGTACCGCCCAGCACAGCCTACAACTTGACTGCGAAACAGGTGTAGGGCTTAATGGTATTGACCCACAAGACATTTTTATTGACTATTTACTTGCCGAAAATGGCAATATTTTAGAAGCCGAAAACGGCGACAACATTATATTAGATTACGCAACGGTGCAAGGCGCTAACCCCGAAGTTATGTTGCGTTGGTCAGACGATGGCGGTCATACCTGGTCAAATGAACATTGGGCGTCAATGGGGCGCATTGGTCAATATGGCCGCCGCGTGTTTTGGCGTCGGCTTGGCATGACCTTGAAGCTGCGTGATCGGGTCTATGAGGTGTCAGGCACCGATCCAGTTAAGATTGCCATTGTTGGCGCCGAACTGCTATTAAGCCCAACTAGAGCCTAAACATGACGTCTTATTCCCTTACCCAAATACCAGCACCGCGTACGCCAGTAATTGACGAAACTACGGGGCTATTATCGCGTGAGTGGTTTCGGTGGTTTAACAACATTAACAACATTACTGGCGGTGGGTTAGGCGTTATTGCCGTTATTAACGGCGGTACAGGTCAATCTACCTACACCAACGGGCAATTGTTGATAGGTGACAGTACAGGCAATACTTTAATTAAAAACACCCTAACGCCAGGCGCAGGCATCGGTGTCACCAATGGCCCTGGCTCAATAGGCATAGCCAACACAGGCGTATTGTCTGCTATAGCTAGTACAGGCGTGTCCGTGTCTAGCGCAACAGGTAATGTCACCATAGCTAACACGGGCGTACTGTCTATTATTGCTGGCACAGGCATAAGTGCTTCGTCGGCTACAGGCAACGTAACCGTTGCCAACACAGGCGTAACGTCGTTCAGCGCAGGCACGACAGGCTTAACGCCTAGCAGCCCTACTACAGGCGCCGTAGTGCTTGCAGGCACTTTAGCCGTGGCTAATGGAGGTACAGGGGCGACTACCGACTCAGGGGCTAGAACCAACCTAGGCTTAGGCGGGGGTTTATCGGTAACGATTACGACCGCTAGACTAACAGCGTTAGGCGCAAACGGCAGTATGACCTTTGTTAATGGTATTTTAACAGCGCAAACGCAAGCGACATAATGGCTAATTTAACTGATGATATTTGGAAAGTTATCTATGACACTGCGGTGAAATACGATAAGATAACCCCAAACCAAAATATTAGGCATTATATTGAACAAAACGCTGATATAACGCTATTTAATGGCGGCGTATTTGTTGCAATGGGTAATGAGTTTGATTTATATGTATTGCCAGAAAAGCAAGGTAAATGGCGTATTCGTGACGTACTTAACGATTATTTAGCAAAAATGACCGACAAATACGGCGCGCTTGTTGTTAAAATACACGAAGATAACCATAAGTCATTGCGGTTGGCAAAGTTTTTTAAATTTAAAGAAGTCAGCCGTATTGACGGCAAACTTACATTGGAGCGTAAGCCATGGGATCAATAGTAAATTCAGTTGCAGACGTCTTTGGATTTGGCCCTGCAAGTAAACAAGCTAGTGCCGTTACAAGCGCGGCTGATACAGGCGCTGCATCTGCTAGATACGCTGCTGATCTGCAAAAGCAGATGTTTGACAAACAGATTGAATTGCAAGCCCCATTTCGTGAAGCTGGTCTTGCAGGTCAAAACCGTCTATTAGAATATCTTGGAATTGGCGGCGCTCCGAGCGCGCAAGGTTATGGTAGATACGCAACGGCTGAGTTTACGCCAGCTAACTTTTTAGCCAATCAAGACCCAGGCTACGCTTTTCGTATGTCTGAGGGCATGAAAGCTTTAGAGCGTTCGGCTGCGGCTCGGGGTGGTCTATTGTCAGGTGCAACCTTAAAGGGTACACAGCGCTACGGGCAAGACTTAGCGTCACAAGAGTACCAAAATGCGTTTAACCGCTACCAAACACAACGAACCAATACCTTAAACCCATACGCTAGTTTGGCTGGCGTAGCGCAAACAAGCGCTAATACATTAGGTCAACAGGCAGGCGCCTACGGCGCTAATGTAGGTAATATCGCTATGGCAGGTGGTGCTAACGCCGCTAATGCTCAACTAGCGCTTGGTAACATCCGAGGTCAACAGTTCAGCAACGCCGCTAATGCGCTAGGTCAAGGGTACGATTTTTATAGACGCGGTGGGTTTAACGATCTTTTTGGTGGTGGTGGTTTTACTGACGTTGGAGGCGAAGGCGGTGCCGCTAACAGAGCCTTAGCTGAGTACATGTAAAGGAAAAATTATGGCTGCTCAAATTAATTATGGGCTTGTAAACCCCGCTGTTCTTGACTATGCAGGGCAAGAACAAAAAGAACTAAACGTCCAAAAAACTAGAATGGACGTAGAGCGTTTAGAAAACGAACGCAAAGTTATGTTTGATCTTCAAAAACAATTAGCGGATAAAGGTGTTGACACCGATTTAAACTTTGTTTTTGACACCATGATTAAGACGGGTAATCCTGACTACGTGGCTAAAGGTCTTGAAGGTAAGGCCAAACTACAAGAGCAAATTAATTACGCAAGAGAAATGGGGTATGGCATGACACCGCCTGCCGCCGCGCCGGCTGCAAGCGCGCCTATGGGGATGCCTAGCGCTGCCCCCGCGCCTATGGGAATGCCTAGCGCTACTCCTGCGCTTGGGGCGCAACCTGTTAATGCTCTAGCGCCAATGGCAGGAGCGCAAGCGGCGCCAACTAATGCGTTGGCAGGGCAAGTTGCTTCCGATGAAGTTAATGTTTTACGCAATAGAGTTAATGGTTTATTGCGTTTAGGCACACCACAAGCTCTTAACGCTGCAAAAATTTTACAAACGCAAATTGCTAGTTTAGAACCTACCCCTGCAATTAGAGAGTTTAACTACGGGCTGAAAAACCCTGAGTTTACTAATTACCAATTGAAAAAAGCAGCCGCAGGCGCCGCAAGATCCGTAGTTAACTTACCGCCGCAAGAAAAAGCTGAACAAACAGAGCGCGGTAAATTCCTTGTTGAAGATTACAAAACTGTAACTAACGCAGCTAGAGTTGCGGCTAGAACCTTACCTGCTATTGAAGTTAACTTAGATTTACTAGATCAAGGGTTTAAAACTGGGTTTAGCGCCGAAGTGCAAAAAGGCGCCGCAAACATTTTGGGCGCTTTGGGTGTTGAAAATGCAAACAAATTTGCAACAGATGCTCAAGTATTTCAAGCTAAAGCAAACGAAACTGTTTTACAACGTCAATTGGAGCAAAAAGGCCCGCAAACCGAATCGGACGCACAGCGTATTACTCAAACTGGCGCGCAGCTTACCAACACGCGGGATGCTAACAGATTTATATTGGATGTTGCCAAAGCGCAACTTAAACGTGACATAGAACAACGTAACTTTTACGATAGTTGGTTTACAAAGAATAAAACGTATGATGGCGCTGAAAATGCTTGGTACACAGGTGATGGCGGTAAGTCGTTGTTTAGCCGCCCTGAACTTAAAAAGTACAATATTCAAACTGGTGCAAATCCACAACGTCAAGGAAGTCAACAAACTACTGGTGGTCTAAGCCCGGCAGAACAAGCGGAATTAGACAGCTTACGTATGCGCTTTAAAAGGTAACGCATAATTATGGACGCTAGAGAAGAACTATCCGCGCTTCGGCGCATGGCTGAACTTGAAGCTAAAGCATCGGGCGGTAGTTACCGTGCAAACGTAGGCGCTGAACCTAGAACAAGGCTTGAGCGTACTAATTTAATGCCGTCTAGCGATGTGCCAATGACCATTTCGTATGATAAACAAGGCAGACCTTTATTTGGTGGTGAAACGGCGTTTACAAACGCGCCTGTTGACAATACAACAGCTAATAAAAGTTATTTTAGACAGGCTAACGATGAAATATTAGGCGCGTTTGAAGTGCCTAGTACCATATTAAGCGGCGCTGTCGGCGCTGTTGCTGGCCCAATCGCAGGTGTTTTTGAAACCATTAAAAGTGGCAAATACGGTACGGCTGAAGGCGTTAAGATCGGTGAAAAACGTGCTAAAGAAGTAATGAAGTCAATGACGTATCAGCCACAAACGGCTGAAGGCCGTCGCAATTTAGAAGCGTTAGGTGAAGTGCTTGGTAGTGAGGCCTTGCGCCCATTACAAGGCGCTATTGGTTTGCCCGTAACTTCGGTGCCTGTTCAGTCAGTAAAACCTGCGCTTCAGTACGGCAAAAACATTATCGGTCAAGAAGTGGCGTTAGCCGCGCAGCCTATTACAAGAGCGCTAGACGCCCGTGCAGTCGCAAAAGCAGCCGAAAAAACAGCAGAGTCGTTTCAACGCGCACCGCAAATTGACGCAGCCAAAGATGCTGCCCGTTTAGGTATTTTGCTTGACCCTGCTATTTCTAATCCTACTTTTATTAACAAAGCAAAAGAATTAGGTGTAGACCCCGTAGAAATACACAATAATTTTTCACAACAAAACAAAACAAAATGGGTGTCGATTGCTAAAAAAGAAATGGGTTTGCCTGAAACAGTGTCGTTGACGTCTAGCAAGCCGTTTGAACAAGCACGGACGCAAGCAGCTAAACCATACGAAAACATCCGTAAAATTCAAACATTAGCTCCAAATTCTGAAGTTATTGCCAAAATTGAAGGTTTGTACGACACGGGTCTTATTGGAGGTAAAACATCCGAAAATGCGATTAACAGTTTAATTGCAGATGCCGTTGAAAAAATTAACAGCGGTATGACAGGGCAAAAAGTATTAGACAGCCTTAGCGATTTACGTAAAAAAGCCACTAAAACGTACAACTCCAACGCAGCAACGCCTGAAATGGTTGACGTTGCTGATGTGCGTATGGGTATCGCAAATGCGCTAGAAGATTTAATTGAAGCCAACGTAAGAAGGCCTGAAGAATTGACGGCGTTTAGAAAAGCCCGTCAGGAGATGGCAAGATCATATACGTATGAAGCGGCTACGGACATATCAACAGGGCTTGTAGACCCACAAAAGTTAAAACGGATGTTAGATAAAGGCATTCCTTTGTCAGGCGACGCAGAAGCAATGGCGCGGATTGCAGGTATTTATCCCGAAATTACTTCGTTAACACCAATTAAACGTGAAGGCCTACAACGGTTCTCTAGAGCAGGCGCGTTAGGCACATTAGGCGCCGCAGTTGGGGCTATGGTGCCTGCTGTCGGGCCAATTGGTGGCGGCGCTCTTGGTGCAGGCGTGGGTATTTTAGGGTCTAAGTTAGCTGCTAAACGTATGGCGTCACCTGAATACCAAGCGGCTAATGCAGTGCCACAGGATTTTCGCCCACCAGTTAATATGCTGCGCCCAGCGCCTCCAAGCACTACCCAAAACTTACCTGTGCCGTTTGACCCGCGTAATGCGCTTGTAGAGCCAGGCTATACACCTAACTTTACTATTCCCCGTCAACAAGGCACACCTGAGTTTAGTCTTGAAGGACAATTGCCACAGTTGGCGCCGCCAAGCGCAACATCTATGGAAGCAAGTAACGCGGCTCGTAGAGCATACGACATTGCAGCAGGCAGAGCTGCGGAAGAACGGGCAGTCGCACAAGCTGCTCAAGGCCGCGCCCCAACTAGCGGCGGCGTAGCCTTTGATCTTGACCCTATCACAGGTCAATTGCGTGAAGTTAGCCGTGGCATGAAAGGCGCTACACCTGAAACATTCCAAAACTACGGTACATCACTAAATTCAGCGTCAAACAAAATTGCCGCAGGAAAAGCGTTTGATTTAACCGCCGAAGAACGTATTGCGTTTAACAAAACCAAAGTAGACCTTGCGGTTGTTGAACCGGGCTACGCTAAGTTATCTGACAAACAGATTACTGAGCGTATGATGGATCGCCAACAAGTTGACGCCCTTATTCAAAAAGCACGTCAACAAGCCATAGCGTTTGAGCAAATTGCCGCTAGAGCCGAGTCGGAACAAACTAAATTTAACGCTATGGCGCAACGCCAACGCATGATGGATCTTGCTGAATCATTAGAAGAAAAGTTAAGTTTGTCCCGCCCTGACACATCTCGTAAAACTCAAGGCCCAAAAACGCGCGAAGCTAAACGTAATGCGTTAGCTAAAGATATTGAAATTAAAAACAAACTTGCGAGGTAATCATGGATTGGCAATACTTATTTAATATGGTAGCTGGCGCAGGAATGCTTGGCGTTGGTTGGTGGTGTCGCCAAATATGGGATTCGGTTCAAAATTTAAAAAAAGACGTTCAAAGTATTGAAGTAAATTTACCAACAAATTATGTTCGCAAAGTAGATTTAGACGTTAAGTTTGATAAATTAGAATCTACTTTGCAACGTATTTTGGATAAGTTAGACCAAAAGGCAGATAAAGAATGATATTAGAAACTATCATTGGCGCCTTAGTGCCAGTAGGCATAGACGGTATTAAAAGTCTTATTGGCATGGTTACAGGCGGTGTAAAGCCTATCTCCGTTGATGAGCAGATAAAGCTAGATCAAAACGAAATAAACAAGTTACAAGCCCTTGCTACGTTAGATAACCCTTACGGGCAACCTAGCCAATGGGTAGTCGATCTAAGGGCTTCTAGTCGTTATTTAGGGGCATTGTTTGTAATCGTTGTAGGCATAGGCACATTGTTCCTGCCAGTAGCCCCTGAAATCCAAAAAATTGGCATAGAAGCTGCCAATATTGCCTTCGGGTTTCTTTTTGGTACACGCATTATGGCTAACTTGAAAAAATGAAAGACAACTTTGATGCGTGCTTAACTTTATTGTTGGCGCATGAAGGTGGTTATGTAAATCATCCGCAAGACCCAGGCGGGATGACAAACCTTGGCGTAACCAAGCGGGTGTGGGAAGAATGGACAGGGCATGAGGTTGACGAGAAACAAATGCGCGCCCTTACTCCCGAGCTAGTTGCACCGCTTTACAAAAGGAAATACTGGGATGCTATCAGAGCTGATGAGCTTGTATCTGGTCTTGACTATGCTGTTTTTGACGTCGCTGTTAATTCCGGGCCGGGGCGTGCTATTAAGATTTTGCAGGGTTGCGTTGGGGCTACTATTGACGGTGGTTTTGGCCCTGCTACTATGGCATTAGTCAAAAAAGTGTCATCTGAGCCTAATAAGATCATAGACTTATATTGCGCCAAGCGCCTTGAATTCTTGCAATCTTTAAAAACTTTTGAAACTTTTGGTAAAGGTTGGAGCCGTCGTGTTGCAGAGGTTAAAGAAAAGGCTCTAAAAATGACTGATTATGGCTTATCCAAGTAAAAAGAACGACGAAGAATTTATTGCACTTTATCGTAAATTAGGCAGTCCAACTTTAGTGTCAAGAGAACTTGGCATAAACCCAAGAAGCGTATCAAACAGACGAAATAGTTTAGAGTCTAGATACGGCATTAAATTAGAAACACATGGCTCTTTGCGTGATCCTAAAAAAGAAAAGCCAAAGAAAAGAGAGTTGGCAGCGCACAATGTTCGCAGGGGCATTGATGTTGATAAAGTAAAACGAGTAATCGTGTTTTCGGATGCTCACTTTACCGATACTACAACTGTAGCTTTTAAAGCATTGCTAATAATGATTAAAGAGTTCAAGCCACAAGTCATTATCTGCAATGGCGATGCGTTTGACGGGCAAGTATTAAGTCGCTTTCCAAGCATCAACTACGACCAAAAACCTAATGTCTTGCAAGAACTTAACGCCTGCCGTTATCACTTAGACGAAATTGTCAAACACAAGCCTCCAGGCTGCGAACTGATATGGAGTCTCGGAAATCACGATATGCGCTACGAGTCTTGGCTTGTAAATAAAGTGCCTGAGTATTCTGGCGTAGATGGCTTTAGCCTTAAGTACCATTTTCCTGAATGGAAAACCTGTTGGTCATATTGGATTGGTGAAGATACTGTAGTCAAGCACCGGCATCGTGGAGGCCGCATGGCGGGTTATGCCAATTTGCTGGCGGCAGGTAACACGAATATTATTACGGGGCATACGCACATCTTAGCCTTGCAACCCATTACCAATTACCAAGGTACTTACTGGGGCGTACAAACAGGGTGCCTTGCTGATCCTATGTCGCCTAGTTTTGAATATGCGGAAGATGGCCCAAAAGACTGGCGCAGCGGCTTTGTAATGCTTTCGTTTGACCAAGGCAGAATGTTAATGCCAGAGATGATTATGGTAACGGATGAGCAGGAAGGTGAGTTTGAATTTCGGGGTTGTATTAACAGAGTATGAAATTAACACCAGCCGTACTTAAAAATTTATATGCTTCCTTGGCGGTTTCATATCCGTACACACGCTGGAAAATGCCTTTACCAGAAGAAGTGGATTTTGTCGTAACCTGTGACCCAGAGCTTATGGGGACGTACTTATACACAGATGATGAGTTTGAACATACGATTACTATATCGTCTGCAAGGTGCGGTCATTACTATACCGTATTAACTACGCTATGCCATGAAATGATACACATGAGCTTTTACCGGCAAAAAGGCGATAAGTGGATGCAACATGGAAAGCCGTTTAGAACCCGTTGCAAAATGGTTGCCGATGAGCTTGGCCTTGATCCGCTAGAGTTGTAGATACATTGTAGCTACATATTACGGTGGTAAGCGTCTTTAGGGTTTTTAATCATGGATTTAATAAGCTCGTCCATACTAAAGAAGTATTGAATAACTTTCATGCCGTTGTGCTGCATGATTGTAAAACTCATAGGTTTTCTTGCCCTACAACTTTATATACTTGATTAATTATATTTAGAACGTGCTTGATATCTTCAGGCGTTAACTGGCCCATCAACTGCAATATCTTAATTACCGCAACGTCGTTGTTTAGCGGTACTGGTTTGACTATGTTTTCAATCATTTTGTAGCAATCAAATAAGCGCCGTAATTGGCAAAACAATACCCGGCGTACATGCACGCCAGACCCATATTTCCTTTAAGTGCCTGTTCCAGGGCAATATACGCATATATTAGCCCTGTCAGAATAATTAACCAACTACTCATTTGGCTCAATGTACTTCTCAAGCCTAGCGATCCGCTGGGTTTCAAACGAGCATAGCGTAGCGTAATACTCAGCTTGAGTTTTGTTAACAAGGTAGCTGCGCTTGGCGTCCTCTAATTCCCTAGCGGCTAATACCTGCGCTTTAGGTGGATGAGTAACAAACTGCCATAGAGTTTTAATCTTATTCATGGTTTTACCTTATTGGAGTGTAATTAAACATTGGGGTTACTGGTTGTATAGGCGCAACATACATAGGAATTGTGGGCGTGCCTGATTGAAACGACGTCCCTGCGCTGTTGCCGTTGGGGCCATAAAAGTACGTAGTGTTGCCTGACTGAAACGCAGTCCCTGCGCTATTGCCGTTAGGGCCATAGAAGTAGGTAGTGTTGCCTGACTGAAAAGCCGTCCCTGCGCTGTTGCCGTTAGGGCCATAGAAGTATTGCGTTTGGGCTTTAACGTCGGTTGCGGCGGTAAAATAGCCAAGCGTAAAACTAATTAACGCTACTATCAGTTCTTTCATTTGTAGTTTCCTTTGTGTTTAAGTAACGATATGCTGCAATCGCCGCTTTTAAATCGGCTTTTAACTCTATAATTTCTCTATGACTCTGTTGTGCAAAAGCAACAAGATTGGCATGGCTCCAGTCCCTAAAATCGGTCATGGCTTAACAGCTTCCTTGAGTAGTTCAATGCGCTCCCTAGCGCACCGTAGCATGGTGTAGCGTTGGTGTAGGCGTTGCAAGACCGACACACGGCGGCTGCCTGTGCGTTCCTCGTTTAGCATGGTTAGTATCTGTTCTTCGCTTAACTGGCTAAGAACGTCATTCAGCTTGCGCCAGCTTAGATCGCTCATATTGCTCTACCTTACTTTGTAAATTAATTACTTCTTTAGTCACTCGCGACAACGCGCGCATGGCCTGGTTGTACTCTTTGACGCGGATTGTTTCCTCTGCCTGCGCCGCCTTGAGCTTGGCTTTAAAGTGAATGAGCCTGTCCATTAGCAGCGCCCGTCCATGTCAAATTCATCGTAGTCGTTTAGCCGGTCAATCTCGGCTATCAAACGACGAATCATTAATTCAATGTTGGTGTCAGGCGCGTATTCAGAAATATCGTCTGCTAGTTTTACTGCTTCTTCACGTAATGTCATTTTTCCTGTGCCTTTCTTAATATTGATCTAGCAAACTCCATAACGGGGTTGTCTATTTTTTTGTTAGCAATTTCCCAAAATACTTTTTCTATTTCCGCATCGGTTAGTTCTTTATTCCCTAAAGGACAATCCCTACCCTGATTGCAGTTTTGATTGCAACATTCTTCGTTCATTTCAGTTCCTCCAATGCTATGTCGCTAATCGCCCGTTTGTCCTTTAGGGCGTCCCAAATCCTTAAATCAATCGTTTTATTGGTCAATAAAAGGTAAACCCATACGTCGTGCTTCTGACCGCTGCGGTGCAGGCGGCCCACCGTTTGCTCGTACAGCTCAAGGCTCCACGGCAGCGATACAAAAACCATTTTATTACCGCCATGCTGAAGATTCAAACCATGCCCGGCTGACTTGGGGTGGATTAAAAGTAACTCAATCTTGCCTTCGTTCCAACGCTCGATGGCCTTGGGGTCGTTAATTGTTTGGGCGTAGGGGTAACGGCGCTTAAGTTCAGCCAGCTCCTCAACGTAGTTGTAAACAATAATGGTGTTGTCGTGCTGGTTTTCCTCAAGTAACTCGTCTAACATATCGAACTTGTGGGTGCTAAACCAAATGGGCGTCTTGCTCACATTCATGCGCCCAGGCGTGTTGGATGCGGTTGTAACCGTTTCGTAGACCCAACCCCCTGCCATCTGCTGCAACTTGCCTGTGACCACGCCTGCGTTGACGGCGGTGATCTCCACGTCCTTGAACTCAATAACAAAGTCTTTTTTCATTTTCTCGTAGGGGGCGCGGTCTTGCAGCTCGCATTTCATCTCAACCGTGTGACAGGGCGGCAACTTGTCAGCGTACTCGCCAGCGTTAAGCAAGAAAGTCGCAGGCTTGATCCGAGCCATGACTTGCGCCAGTGATCCTACCCGTGGCTCCCACTCGCCAAAATCTTTATTGACTAGGACAAAATACTGTTGCATAAACGCGCCCTTAGCCCGTCCTAGCAGGTCTTGGTTGACAATCTTGCACTGCCCAAAGACGTCCTCAAGGCCGTTGCTAGTAAACGACCCTGTTAAGCCCCAACGAATGTCAATCTTATCGACTACCTTAGCCAAGGCTTTGTAGCGCTTGCCTGACGGGTTTTTGAGCTTAGTCAACTCGTCAAACACGATGCCATCGAAGTCTAGCTTTTGATCGGCAAGCCATTGAATGTTGTCGTAATTAGTAACAACTACGGGAAAACCCGAATGTAGGGCTTGGTTGCGCTGGGCTGGCGTACCCACTGCTACCGCTATCGGCGTATCAGTAGCCCACTTAGGTTGCTCAACAGGCCATACATCGGTACAGACACGTTTAGGAGCCAGCACAAGCCACCGTTTAACAATCTTGTAGCGCAGCATATCTTGCATGGCTGTTAACGTCAGGGCGGTCTTTCCTGCGCCTACAGGGGCAAGGATCATTGCTCTGTTGTTTTCGTACAAAAAGTCAGCGGCTTTTTCTTGGTAGTCACGCAGCTTCATTGGTTGTCCTTCATCCATGTGTCAATGTGTTCGATCGACCATAAGCAGGCGTAGTTCTGATTGAGCTGTTTAAGGTTGCGGGCATGGATTTGTTGCAAGGCCGACAGCGTACCGCTCTCAGTTTTGAGTTCCACGAACCACGTCACACCGCCTGGCAAGCAAGCAATGCGGTCAGCTACGCCGCGCTGGGTGGGGGACTTAAACTTGTACGTTACGCCGCCAAGGTTTTGGACAGCCCATACAAAGTATTTTTCAATTTCTTTTTCGGATATTTTTGAGTTCATGTAAAAAAGTTTATCACAAGTTTAAAAGTTGTGGTAAAGTTTAATCTCAGTCAACTAAAGTAAAGGAAACAAAATGAACGAAGTAGTCCAGCACTCCCGTGTTGTTGGTGGTTCCACCGCCAAGCGTGTCATCAGTTGCCCCGGCTCTGTAGCCTTGTGCGCCAAGATGCCGCCTAAACCTTCAAGCAAATACGCTGACGAAGGTACCCTCTTACACAACGTCATGGATCTAATCTTGTCCACAGGTCAAACGCCTGAATCGTTTGCTGGTATGCAATACGAGGGTATTAGCCTTACCGATGAACTTATTAATGAAAAAGTCTACCCGGCCTTACGTGCGTTAGATGAAATTGATCCTAACAAGGAGATGGAGTATGCAACAGAAACAAGGGTGGGTTTCGGAGATTTCCTTCCTGGCGTGTTTGGTTCTACTGACCTGCTTGGTCGTATTGGTCGGAGGGCTTTTATTTTGGATTGGAAATTTGGTAGCGGCGTTGCTGTGGATGCTACCGATAATTCTCAGCTAATGTTCTACGCAGCAGCCGCCATGCGTACGCCCGAGGTGCAATGGGTGTTTGACGAGTGCGACGAAATCGAGTGCATCATTGTTCAGCCCCCAAGTGTAAAGCGTTGGGTTACAACCACCAAGCGCATTAAGCAGTTTGAGCAAGAGCTAGCTATGGCGGTCAAGATTAGCCAGTCGCCTGACGCGCCCTTAAACACAGGCGAACATTGCCGTTGGTGCGCTGCAAAACCCACCTGCCCTAAAATGACAGGCTTGGTTGATCGCAGCTTACACGCCCAGCTTGACATCCTTGACGTAGGGCAGATCGCTGATTACCTCAAGAAAGCCGATATGCTTGAGCAATGGATTGCGGATGTGCGTGGTTTAGCGCACCAAGTCCTAGATGCGGGTAAACCCGTGCCGGGCTTTAAGTTAGTCGCCAAGCGCGCTACACGCCAATGGGTTGACGACGATCAAGCCTTGGTTGCGATGTTAAACGAGGGTATTCCTGAGATTGAGTTGCTGACAACTAAGGTAATATCACCAGCTCAAGCTGAAAAAGTATTGAAAAAGCATGGCAAGCAATTGCCTGCTAATCAAGTAGTAGCAGTAAGCAGTGGCAGTACGCTAGTTGAGGAGTCAGATCCAAGACCTGCGGTATTACAAATCGGGCAGCAATTGACCGCCGCCCTTTCTAAACTTCAATAAGGAATTAAATAATGTCAAATATCACAACTTTCTCAGGTGCAAACCTTCCTTCTGTTAAGTCATTAGCTACAGCCTTGCGTACCATCGAAGCTGATGTTGGCGGCGCTGGTACTGTCATCATTAAGATGGACAAGACAGGCCATTGGGTATTCGGTGCAGATCAGACCGAGATCGAGGACGACTCGACTTGGGCTGTTAATCCTTTCTCGTTTGTTCACGGCTACATTGCGTGGGGCGACGGTGAGGTGTTAGCCGAGAAGATGGTCAACGTCAGCCAGCCATTACCTGAACTCGATGCAGCGCCTCCTGGTGCTAAAAAGGGTTGGGAAACGCAGGTTGGTATGTCGATCAAATGCCTTGATGGTGAAGATAAAGGTATGGAAGCGCGCTATACCACTACGTCTGTGGGCGGTAAGAAAGCGGTTCAAGCCTTGGCGGTAGCCATTGCTACGCAAGTAGACAAAGATCAAGACAAGCCAGTACCTGTCGTTGAGCTAGGCAAAGAGCATTACACCCATAAGTCGTATGGCCGTATCTACACCCCTGTATTTAAGGTGATTGATTGGGTCGGTATGGATGGGGACGCAGTACAAGCTGAAACAGCGCCTGCAATCGAGGCACCTGCCGAAGTAGAAGCTGCGCCAGCACGTCGCCGCCGTAGCTAAAGAATAGGGGTGAACGTGCGTCGTATTCAGCCAGTATGGTATCTAGTCACCGAACGCTAAGAAACGCGCTAGTAGCCCCACCTACACTACAGTCAAGGACAATTAAATGAGCTTTTTAGTAGCCAACATCCCGCCCGTCAAGTGTTTTGTACGGAAAGAATTTTTATACAATCAAGAAAAAGGCCACGGTGAGTTAGAGCCGTGTGTATGGATGACAGCCAAGGCTATCAAAGGCCAAGCGTTTCGTATTGAGTCCATGTTGACCAACTACGGCGCCCTGTACGACAAGTTGCCGATCAGCGCCTATGTATGGAAGCCAGTAACAAATATGTTACCTTTGGACTATTTGCAGATATGGGATTGCCTGTCGTATGACATGGCAGTTATTGAAAAGTCTAATCTGCGTGGACTCAAAGTTAAATACTTTGGCAAGGACAAACAGTTTCACTTTGGTAACTACCTGTTTACGATTGACTTCGCCGATCCTGACAGTAATCGTTTGGATACAACCTTTAGCGAGGGCGTTGAAGAACACAAGTCGTACAACTTTATTAAGTTAGATAACGGTCAGTTTGCTTGTCAACCGAATAACCGTTGCCTTTGGTATGACGTATCGCTAGTGCCTGCCGAACTTAAGAAGCCTGATTTTAAGATACCAACAGAAGTGTATAGCGTTGAGAACCATGCCAAGTGGAGCGCCAAAGATGAGTGGTTCTACAGTTTTGTAGAGATCAAAGAATGATCCTTTGGTTGGATTACGAAACCCGTAGTCGTTGTGACCTGCCTAGCCGTGGCGGGTACAACTACGCACAAGACCCTAGCACCGAAATCCTGTGCATGGCGTATGCCATCGGCGACGAGGAGGTGGCCTTGTGGACACCCGATCAGCCATTTCCAAAGCAGGTAGCGGATCTGATTGCAACAGGCGGTCAGATCAGAGCGCATAACGCAGGCTTTGATCGCTTGATTACTGAGTTCGTCCTTTGCCCTGACTACAATGTAGCTACACCAAAGCTAGAGCAATGGTATTGCACGGCAGCGCAAGCCCGTGCCAACTGTGCGCCAGGTTCGCTTGAGGACGTTGGGCGCTTTGCTAGCAGTAGCATGAAAAAAGACCACCGGGGCAAGCAATTGATCCGCTTGTTGTGCATACCCAAGGCAGATGGTACATTTAACACAGACCCCACCTTGATGGCAGAAATGGGTAACTACGCCCTGCAAGACGTGCGGACGATGCGCGTCATCTCACAAGCCATGCGCCAGTTATCTCCTGACGAACTGCTTGATTACCACGTCAATGAACGTATCAATGATCGCGGCGTGATGTTAGACAAGCCCTTGGCGCAGGCGGCGATCCGCTACGCGGGGGAAGAATTAGACGAAATACAGACACTCGTTACCGAGATCACCGAGGGTGAAATCACTTCTGTCCGCAGTCCTCGCATGAGAGAATGGGTCTTGGCTCGGGTCGGCGACGAAGCTAAAAAGTTAATGGAAATGTATAAAGATGGCGATAAAAAATATTCGATCGACAAAACAGTTCGAGCTAACCTACTTATTCTTGCTGAAGAAAACCCCGATGAAATACCAGCGGAAGTTGCAGATGTTATCCAATGTGCGGAC